GGACACGAAAACTAACGTTTAAGGGTCCCGTATCCATGAAAGTCGCACAATTAAACTCATGGATTTACTTTACCTGCGTTTTCCTTTCTATTTCTGACTGAAGTCCGATCCTATGGCAAGAGTATTCGAGCGCCCCCGTTATGAGAACCAGGCCCGAAACAAGTTGATCTCGTACATTTCATGCTGCCGCAACCGACCCCTCCAGATCAAAGCCCTCAAGGCCTTGAAGCTCAAGGACGAGACCGAATTGGCTGCCCTGGCTGATTACCATTGGCTCGCCGAGCTCGCCTGTGAAGACCCAGAGGCAGATGCAGACAGGATGCTCCCGAAGGACGGCCAGAGCCTGTCTGACTTCATGCTTGACGCCGAGATCGGTCGCCTGTCCCGTGAACCCCGGATGCAAGAACCAGACGTTGCAGCCCGTGTGATCTCAGACTTTGTCGCGACCATGGACCACTACCACACCGAGCGAGTGTTGACAGACGAGTGGGCCCTATTCTTCCTCATCAACGAAGCAATCCGTGACACATCCCACCACGAGGAGCACCCGCACTCAAAACTCGCCCGCTCAGCCGCTTTTGACCTCATCAAGCTCCAGTGCCGTTTCCAGAAGATCGGACCGGCGATGTGGGACAGCGTAGGCTCCGGTGCGCCATTTGCAAGGGGGATCGGTCGAGATGCCGCAAAGTTTGCTGACTGGCTCCGCGCTGCTGAGAATGGGCAGTACAAGGCGCACCCTATGTGGGTGAAGTACTCGCGCATCTGGGCCATGCAGCTCCCTCGGTTGAGAGAACATGTCCGCACTATGGTCGACAAGGCTGGCAGGTCAGAGCCACATGAGCGGCACAAGTTCAAGTTCCTCGAGGATGCCATCAGCGACCCCCAGAGGTTTACAGTGGCCTTCAACTATGCAGGCATCATCGTGTGCTGGGTTGACTCTACTTGCCTCATCTTGGACAGCTCAGCAATGGACTACTTCCGCGTGTGTATGACGTCCCTCAGGAATGGTGCTATCTCCTTTGCTAACTACCGCTTGACCGGCTGCTCCACACCTATTAATCTCTCTGCGCAATACTCTCAAGCATTGTCCCTCATCTCATCCATGATCCGCCCAGTCCACGAGGCCCGAAATGTGGCTCGTCACATGCACCTCGCTTACACTAGGTGGCAGAACTCAACCTGTGAAGCTGACGCCAGAGTCGACTGTGGTTGGGAAGCTCGTGATGCTAAGCTCAAACAAGACAACGAAGCCATGTACCCAAACAACTCCAACTGGTACAACTGGGTCATGTCTCTCGACATCCCCGAGCGCGTCCGTGCCGAAGTGTTCAAGCTCTACCACCTCCTCCCTCCTCCTGACATCAATCAACTCGGACTACACAAGGAAGTCACGAAGAAGATGCAGAAGCCTAACCCGTACAAGCTCGAGTCTATCAACAGGTTTATCGCATTCTGCAAGTCGTATGACCTTGTTCGGTTCATGTCAAAGAACAAGCGCATCCCAAAGTTCGAAACCTCTTCTCCCAACCCGTGGCAAGATTCTCACTGGGCAAAGAAGTCACTCTCGGGCTCGCTCACCATGCCGCCCACGGAAGAATGGGGTGTCGTCCG